TTAAAGCACACCCTTGAACTTTAGCCAATACTTGGTCTCCATGCGCACCATAAACTTGTCAGTTGGATCTAGTCCCATAGTATCTACACAGAACTTAAGCCCATAATGAGGAACATTATATCCAGTAGCAACATCAAGGAACATTCTCCTGGGTGCATATCCTGTAGAAGTAGCAGTCCTGTAGGTCTGAACCAAACAACGAGGTTTGATATTGATGATCATAGTAGAATTAGGCCTGAGTGTCTTGTACTTGACTCCTTGACGTTCCCGTATAACATCCAAACTAAGAGTAGATGAATCATCCGAGTCAAAAACATACCAGAGTTTAGGAAACCAATTATTAGGATTGATAACTGCAGATGAACCAGTGCCATTGATAGGATAAGCAGAATCAGGATTAGTAATCAAAGTAACATGAATCTGAGCATGAGTAATCATAAATTGATCATATAGAGAAGTAAAATCAGTATATCCCTTAACATCATCTAAAGTAAAAGTAGCAGCTCCTTGATAACTTGTAGTTGAAACATCATGAGTTTGACCAGTACTAGCCCATCGTGAATAACGATATGTAGTCAATGCTCCTAACTTAGAAGTTCTAGGCCTCTTGTTACGTGCTCTAGTAAGAGGACGACGAGCAAAAATGCTAGGCCTCTTGCGTGGTGTACCCTTTCTTCCTGATCCTTTGCGTTTGCCAAGTAGAGTCATGATAATGATTAAGAGTCAGGACTTATATACTCAGTGTCCATAGTAATTAGCTTGAACCTTCGCTTGATAGGCTCTGCGAACTTTGAGTCCGTGAAAATCTCGTCAATTGAGAAGTTAGACGTAACAACAAAGTCACGATGCTGGAGCGCAACAGTGCCTCCTTTAATCTCGCCAGAGCAAGACCATTTATCAGACCAAATCTTGAGAAGATGAGCAAGATAATGACCATGAGAGTCAAAATCCTCCAGAATAATTGTATGTTGTCCAGTGTAGCCATCGAACCATTTGTTTTGAGCCTTTATATAGACATCTTGAAAGTGAGTCCTGGCATAGTGTGATTTACCAGCTCCGGGAACCCCTTGAATCCAAGTACCACGAACAGTATGATGCTCGTATGGTTTAGTTATAATAGCTTCTAGTTTAGTTAGACCATTATGATACTGTGTAAACACAGTGGGAAACTGGATCGCAATGTCAGATAACTTCTGTCGCTTTGTGACGATGGCATCACAAACCTCAGATAGATCGCGTCGTTTCCCATCGCCCATAGGCTTAATACCAAATTCTTGATATTGTCCTTGTTTTGAACAGTATCTCTCGTTTTGTTCTAGTGATCCGAAACAGAATTCAAAATGATGTGGAGTTAATCTCTTGTGCCACCACGGGAACCGCTGTGCTGTTTTACAGTACGCGAACCCCTGAAAATGCTCTCGTTGTGTGCTAGGGCACGTCTCTCGACCTACTGCCATGTAGTCAAATCTCGATGCCAATGATTGAAGATCAATTGACATGTCGAAAATAGTGAAGCAGGTTAGACGAGATCTATTAGTCTTGTCACAGGCTTTTGTCACAGGCTGGGTCATGGTAATACTAGACATGCCCCAGCCAGCTTATATACTAGTCTATATCGCGCGTAATTCAAGAAAAAATTTAGACAATTTGTGTTAATATTCACTTTATTATCTTAAACGGAGATCTGCGACCTATGATCAACCGATGGGGCCCCAACCCCATAGTTTGATCTCCGGCTCGCACCCCAGGGTTGCCACATGGCGTTAAAAATTTAGTTTATCGTG